GAGTGAACTCACCAAGGCGTTGGTCCCGTTCGATAACCAGATATGCAAAGAGAATACCCCACTGCCCATGAAGCCGTGCAACTATGGTATTTTCGCAAAGAAGGGGATGGGGAAAACAAGTCTTCTTCTAAACCTACTTCTTAAGAAAGAGAGTCCGTGGTACAAACACTTTAACCTTATCTTTTTCATCAGTCCCACGGCAAAGAACGACCCGAAGGTGTCCGACCTGATTGAAGACATCGGGGACCAGTACTACGATACGCTGTCGCCCGAGGTCCTGGACAACATACTGGGGAAGATTGATGAGCATAAGAAGCAATGGAAGACGGATAAAAAAAAAGGAAGCCCAGCGTACTGCATTGTGTACGACGATTGCATCCATCTCCTCAAGTCCAAACAAAACCGGATGATAAATGAGCTGGCTACCCAGAACCGACATCGGAACATCACAAACATCTACCTTTTGCAAAAATGGAATACGTTCTTACCGACCTTGATTCGGTCAAACCTCGACTTAATCAGCATCTTTCGTTCGGACAATAAGAAAGAACTCTCTTCTTTCATAGAAGAAATGAGCATGGATGAAGAGGCGTTGCGAGCCCTGTATGAGTACGCGACCAAAGAAGAGTATAGTTTCCTTCATATCAACCTGTATCACCATCCCGCCAAATTCTATCGAAAGTTCGACCCCATCGCGTATGTAAAGTAAAAAAACTAATTTCTTTCGTATTGAGTAAAATGCTAAAGGCCCAACATTACGTCAAACCGGACATCTATCCGTTCTATGATCTGGAACACGGGATGAAGAAGGGCGGGAAGCGACGTCGCGCCAAACGCAAGTCGACGCGTAAAAGCCACTCCAAGCCCATCACCAACCAGAACATCATCAAGATTAACATCGGGGGAGCGTACGAGAAGATGAACAAGCGGAAGCAGTTTCAGGCTCCACGTCGTATCATGGCGAACGCTCCAAAGGCGTTGCGAGACTCCCAGTATGCAGTTCCCAATTCAACGAGCTATTTCCGTATGTCGGCACCTCGTTCTTTTTCAGCCTCGGTGGACCGAATTCCCACTGACCCTGTGAAAGTCGAACGACCTAACACGGTCGGAGTCCCCACGTTTGCTCAAAACGAGAACCGGTCCGGAATTGAACCCGTATCGAGTAAAGCTCAGCGTGCCATCCCCACCCCGTTTGGTGAACATCAAGGAGGTGTCTTTTCCAATGCACCTGAATCGTTGGTAAAACAAGAGTATAGCCCTCCGCCGTTGGAAGATTACGCGAAAGCAAGTGTGAATTATTTCAAGGTCACTGGACGTGACAACATACCCGCTCCCGTGGACCGTCAAACCACCGCAGCCAAACCCGCTGACTTTTTCCCCTTAAGAGGTCAAGCTGCTCCGTCTCGCAATACAGAGATGGCTCGTCAACTGGGTATTGGTAGTGTAGTCCACGCGACCATACCTCCGAGTCCAGCGTATGGCTTTGCTGATATCTCGACTCCGGTTCGAGGTCGGTCGCGTTATAGGTCTCCATCTATTGCACGACGTGCGCGTTCTCCATCTATTGCACGTGACGAGGAATTCTACTCACCGAGTCAAGCAAAGAGTTCCGCCCACGGTGAAGCCATCTCCCTTACGAAACGAGCTTCTTCGGCTGCGCGTGCTTCCATGAACACTCTTCATGAAGAAGAAGCAATGCCATCCAAACGTCATGGTGGGAAGGTTCGTCATAGTGTCTTTCATTGATACTCTACTTCTTGACATAGTTCAACGCTTCTTGAACTGAATGGCCCATGGCCGCAGCTGTCTCTTTCATATCTTTCAAGGCAGGTACGTTCTTATACTTGTCGCTCAAGTAGATATGACGAAGTAGACTCGTGCTGGTAGGCTTCTTGAAAAAATCGTGAAGCATGTTGGTAATCTGAGTCGAGTTAATCTTTCCCGTTTGTTTCGAGTTCATCAAGAGGTAGTTGTGGGGGTTGACCTTGGTCCAGTTCTTTATGATGGTCACCAGCTTGGTAGGAATCTCTTCTTGTTGCGTCTTGTACTTGCGCGCTGTCTTGTAGACATTAAATACAAAGAACCCCTTCTTCTTTTCAATCTTCATAAAATTGTCAGCCTCGGGGTCAGCCTCTCTGATTTTGAATTCCGCATAGTCGAGCGAACGGCGAGGAGGGATGAGGGTGAGACAGGAGAGAAGGACGTACATTTGACATTTTTGGAATTGGTACTTATCCAAGGTCGCGCGTTTGAACAAGGGCTGGACTTCCTTCCCGAGAGCGTTATATAGATGCATGACTTCATCCCATGTCATCATACCTTCCTTTTGACGGTCGGTCAGCTTTTGCTCATCGATTTGAGCCGCAGAGACTTTAGCATCGTCCGTCATTAGTTCTCGGAACGCCTTAATGGCGTCTTCGCCCTCTTTGGAAGTATCCTTGTCGATAAACACAATGAGACACGCGAGGCGAGTCTTGCGCGATTTTGGTTCGACGTTCTTCAAGTGGTCGAGGATGGCCTCCGCGTGACTAATGACGTCTTTGGGTTGGTGAAGGTTGACTTCCATTTGCTTGGCGAGGTTGCGCACAATGGAGGAGTAGGTTCGAAGGGTTCCAGCGGACAGGTCAGGACGGTTGTGCTTAAAGATCGATTGTATGACGCTCATTTTATTCATAGACAAGATTTTAATTTTTTTTTATAAATCTTGTGTGTAAACCAAATCGTTTTATAAATGACGTATTGTAACAATACATCATGACTCCTCCTCGTCCTCGTCCTCATCATAATCCTCGTCCTCCTCATCCTCGTCCTCATCATAATCACGATCGTTAAATATCCATTGAGTCCAATCCTCACGACAGAGAGGACATCGTACCTCGTCCTTAGCCTCACTAGCCACCTTACACATCTTACGACAACACGTTACACAGATGTAGTGCTTGCAAGGGGATTCATAATCACTATTGTCAATCCCATCTTTACACAAGAAGCTCCCGTCCTCTTGATCACCATACTTGAGATAACAGATGGGGCAAGAATTGTCCAAATGATTCATGTTGAAGTATGTAACGATTCAAATCAATTTTTTTTTCATTTTTGTTTGACACTCAAAATATTTATAAGAAAAGATTGTGTGCAAACCAATGGTTTATAAACCTATGAATACACAAGTCTATATCCACAGAGGGTAAACCATATCACCTATAAACCAATTCGTATACCATTTCAAATACATAAACCATAATATCATACGATTAAATCATGTATATAAAATTTTATATACATTAAATTAGCCTATAATACGTGGATATCTACTATAAACCCATGTATGCTATGGTTTATAAACGGTTTGGTTTATACATGTGTTATATAGACTCGTGTATCCATAAGTTTATAAACGGTTTGGTTTACGCGAGTTATATAAGATTAAAAAAAATCTTGTATATATATAAAATGATACGCGACGAAGATTATGTCGCTCCTTCCGACGAACAATTCCATGCCATGTTCAAACGGTACTGCGTCTACCAACCCCAAGTGGCCACGTATATACGTCGACTCAGCGACCGTGATGAAGTTGAATGTACGATTGCTCCCCATCACCTTGACGAAGACCAATGTGTAATCCAGTGTCATGATGCCGCAACAAGCCTCCGTGTGCATGTGCCTGAACCGCAAGACGGTCCAAGTTCGACCAAGGGAGTGCCGCCACCGACCCCCCGTGCGAATAATGAGCTTCTTCCTCCCTCCTCTCGTGGTGTCTCTTCTTGTGATGTCTCTTCTTGTGCTCTTTTGGAACCGACAACTCCTCCACATGTCCCTCATGATGGTGATGACGACGGCGGCCACCACGCTTAGAATTGGCGACCATCGGTTCTTCAGGCTGGAGCTCAGGCTGAGCTTCCTTGGACATCGTATTACCCGCTCCATGTTCCGCCACTGCGTCCTTGACCATCGCGACAGACAAGCCAGCTTTCGACGCAGCCTCGGGGAACTTTTTGATGGCGGCGATAAGCTGGGCCGGGGTGTTGACCTCTTTCGTCTTGAACCCCTTATCCTCGAGTTTGGCCACGATACCTCCATCCGCAAACTTCATCATCTTCCCTCCTCGAGCGAACTTGCTATTAATCCAGTCAGCGGCGTGTGAACCTAC